GATCGCCGCGGTACAGCCCGGCCGCCCGCAGGATGCGGCCCGCCCGCGGCGCCAGGACCATCACGTAAGCCGGCGTCGCCTTGACGCTGCCGATGGTGAGGTCGGAGACGGGCCCAAGCACGTCGTCCTCTTCGTCGCCGGCCAGCCAGAACTCCACCTGAGCGCAGGTGGCATCGCGGAAGGCGGCGATGTCGCCTGAGTCGGTCGGCATGTCGAAGGCGTCGACGGCGTACACGGCCGTGCGGCAGAAGTCGTCGATCAGCTCACTCGCCCGCGTGAGCAGGCGGCTGAGGTCTTCGGGTGGGGCGATGGTGACGGCGGGAGCAACGGCGCCGTAGCCGCTGCCCCCGCCGGTCAGAGTGAGCAGGGTGACCACACCGTTCGCCACGTCGGCAGTCGCGGTGGCGCGAACGCCTGCAAGTGGGGCTGCGATGGTGACGGGTGGGGCGGTGACGTAGCCGTAACCGCCACCAGCGCCGATCGTGAGGCCGTTCACTTCGCCTGCGAGCACCGTTGCGCTCGCTGTGGCTGTGACGTAGGCCGGCACGAATCCCGCGAAGGCTGCGAGCTCGTCGCTGGTGGCGTAGGCGGTCATGCGCGCTTCTTCGCCTGAGCATTAGTGGGGGCGGGTGCCTCCGCAGGTGCAGGCTTCGAGGGCGCCGCGATGCGGCACCAGTTGGCCTTGTTGTCGACGTAGAAGTCGTCTTCGTCCAGCGTCTTGACCTCGACCTGCTGGCCGGTCAGGACGTTCTGATACCAGCGCGCCATGATCAGGTGCAGGACTGGACGGTGGGCTTCTGGAAGGCGAGGATGAAGCCGGTCATGGACGTCTCGAAGGTGAGACGCACTGTACCGTTGTCCTGCAGGAAGCGCGCCGATTCGAGCGGCGGCAGCAGGATCGCTCCCGTGGTCGCGTCGATAGTGGTGAATGCCTTGTCGCCGAGTCCCGCAGATCCCGCCGGCGGGTTGTCGCCCGCCTTGACGGTGACGACGTTGGTTGAGCCCTCGGTGTTGCGGACGATGATGACCATGTTCTCGAGCGGCCCGGTGGGCGTGATGACCGCGGTCTTCGTCGCGTCAATGGCCGTACCCAGACCGGCGGCGCAGCTCGTGCCGTCGTTGTCGTCCCAGGTGAGGTTCGTTACTGCGAAGTCTGCCATGTCAGTGCCTTTCCTTCCTCGTCAGACTCAGGTCTTGGAGCAGAGGGTGTAGGCCAGGGCGCTCGGGCGAGTCACTTTGGCACCATATACGTGCAATCCCTTGAGCGCGTCACTGAACGCGGACTCGGGACGCAGCGCCTCCACCTTGTCGATCTGGTTGGCGAAGGTGATCGCGGCGGGGTGGCCGGAGTAGACGCGCCAGTCGTCGCCGGTGGTCAGCGCGTAGCTGGCCTGGATGATGTCGAAGCCGAGGGCGCGGCCGACGACGCCGTTCTCGAGGCGTCCGCCGCTGGTGATCGCGTCGTAGGCCATGAAGTTGTCGTCGAGCACGAGCAGGCTGTGGAACCAGCTGGGCACGATGGTGTAGCGGCCTTCCTGCGGCACGTAGGCGTCGTCGAGCAGTTGCTTGTGCGCGACGAGGCGGGCGACGGCGAGGGCGCTCGTGGTGATGGCGGTGGCGCCGGTGATGTTGCCGGCGGCGGTGTCCGTGCCGATGATGGTGCGCACGTAGTCGTCGGCGTCTTCGGCGAGAGCGGCGCCGGCTTCGCGGGCGGCCTCGGACATGAGCGCGCCACCATTGGACGACTGCGCCTGAGCGATGTCGCCGATCTGGAAGGCGAACGACTTGACCTGATCGCAGGCGAGCGTGCGCTGCGCATCGGTCAGGGCCTCGAAGGTCAGCGACGTGGTGCCCTCGACGAAGGCGGCCACGGTCGGCCGGCTGATCGAGGTGATGTGGACGGACTTGGCACCTGCAACGTCGCCCTCGTACTGGCGGTTACAGACGCTGGTCGAGCTGAACTTGCACTGCTTGAGGAAGGACTGGAGCAACTCCGATGCCCAGACTTCCTGCTGACTGACGGTGATTGCCATTTGGCGCTCCTGTCTCGATGATTGCGATTCCGAGACGAGAAGCGCCAGGCTTCACGTCACCCCGGCGCCGGGCCGGGGGCTACTGTCTGCGTCTGCTTCTTAGGTGATGCCGAGCAGTTGATTGAGGCGGCCATCGTTCTTCGCTTGCACGATCTCGGCGTCGCGGCCCTCTTTGCGCATCTGCATGACGTCTTCGTCCGTGAGTTGGCCGGCGATAGGTGCGCCGCCGCCCACGGGTCCGCCTGAGCGCGCTGGGGCCACAGGGGGCGCTCCCGCTGCCTTCAGCGAGGGATTCGCCTCGACGGCCTTCGTGATCGCGGCTTCAAGCTGCGTCGCGAAGTCGGCGGCGGCGGGGTCCATCTCTTTGAGGGTGCGCATGAATGAGAGGCTGTCAGTGAGCGCGTCGGCGTTGGCGCCGTGCCTCGAGGCGGCGCGCATGACGGCGTTCTCGACGGTCAGGTTCCGGGCCACGGCCTTGGCGGCGTCCCGTTCCTCGGCAGCCGTCTTGACTGCGGCGGCGGGATCGTCGTCGCCTTTGAGGCCGAGGGCCTTGGCGATGGCGTCCATGGTCTCCTGCTTGCCCGTCTCGGCCGTGGTCGCCTTGGTGCGATTCGTGGCCGCTTCGTTGCGCAGGTCCGTGATGTGCTTCTGCGCCCACTCGGGCAGACCGGCCACGTCTGTTGCCGGCGCGGCGGGCGGTACCACCGGAGGCACTGCGGGCGGGCCAGCCGCCGGGGGCGTCTCGGGAGTGGTGACGACTTCTGCTACATCTGCCATTGTGACTAGCCTCCTGGGCTATCGTTTGCCGGCGCCGGGCCGGTGTTTCCCTCTCACCCTTATGCGAGATGTACTCCCTGGTAACGAGGTCAATGCGCCTTGCCGAAAGCCTCACGCGGGTACTGCCTCACGGCACTCGTTGATGCCACGTGTTCGCGTGCCGCTGCCTGCCACTTGGCGACCTTCGCGGCGGCGGCCTTCTGTGCGGATGGGTCCATCGCCACCGCACCTGTGCGCTTCGCCGAACGGATGTTGCGCTCGATTGCCCGTAGGCGCTGATTGTCTTTGTAGCGGACTGCCTCTGCCTCTCTGTCCGCTGCCGTCTTCTCGGGGTAGCTTCTTGTGACGCCCTCCTGCCACGCGCTCACGGTGTGTAGACAGTTCGGCCCGAGCAGGTGGCTACTGCCAGTCGCGTCGTCCAGCGATGGATAGTTCGGATCGTTGCCGCTTGCGGATAGGACTTCCCCTTCCCACGGGGCGCACGAATCGCAGGGACTGCCATCGGCGCTGACCACGACAAGATCGAGGCCGTTCTCAGCAAGCGTATCGACGTGGCCGGCAATCGCGGCGTTCATCGTGCCCGTGCGCACGGCCATCTCGCTGTACGAAGCCAAATCCCAAGCACGGCCAGCGGAATCGACAAAGCCGGTTATGCCGCGCGCCGCGAACCGGTCCAGAACGCCTTGCGTAGCGGAGATCCGCGTTTGTACCCCGAGCAGCACCTGATTCACGCCCGCCTCCACGGCGTCCCGGTACAGCGCCCTGGTCGTGACGAGAACGCGCTGCGAGGTCGCGTTGAGCTTCGTCAGAGTCTCGGCGGCGATCGCCTCCACGGCGCCGAGGCCGGCGAGGGGCTCGGTGATGCCCGCCACGTCGGCGACGGCAGCGAGGCCGCCACGCTTGTACGCCTCAGTGAGCGCGCTCGTGACGCCGGTCTTCGCCTGCCGCTGCAGGTCGGCTATCAGCGCCCGCGTCTGCGCTTCGTAGGCGTTCATCTGCGCGAGCTTCTGCTGAGCCCACGCAGGCCCCTCTATCCCCTTGGCGAGGTTGCGGGCGATGCGCTCGAGCAGGATACGTTCGGCCTCGGCGTACAAATCTGCCACTTTGCGGGAGAGGGACTCGGCGGTGACGCGGGAGACGGGCATCAGCGCCTCCGATACCACTTGCCCGGCGCCGCAGGGGTGGCGACGGCGGGACGGCTGCGGTGCATGAACGGCCAGGGACGCGGCGGGTTCCAGCGGATCGGCTCCGAGATGCCGAGCACGAGGTAGCAGGCGCCGAACACCTTGCCCGTCAACGTGCTCGCCGCAGTCAGCGTGACATCGAACGCGGCATTCAGCTCGGCGCTTGCGGAGACGGTCGCCGTCAGCGTGCTTGCCGCCGAGAGCGTGGTGTTGCTGATTGCGCTGTGCGACAGCGAGGCCGCGCCAGCAGTGAAGCCCGTGAGCGTGCTCGCT